ACCCACAAGCACCACTTGACACAAGAGTATTAGGAATGGAACAACCATCAACAGTAGTTCCTGCACATCCATCATTTTCAAAAGAGAAAATGGAAGTAGGTGTACCACATTATACAGAAGATGGAAAGTTATATACAGGTCCTTATCATAAAGATGCAGAAGGTAGGTTAATGACGGGAAAAATCCACACTGAAGATAGTGTATATCTATATCACGAAGAAGAATTAGGTTATGATGTTTCAACTATCGGTGGATATGTAGACCCTAATATTAAAAAGAAGAAAAAAAAAGACCAAAAGTTTGCAATAGATAATGAAGAAAAACGTACAATAGTTGGACCTGCGATGGTTCCTGATTTACGCATTGCACGTCGCACAAAAGACGGTGAAAATTATGAAGTTTATTTCAGTGCTTTAACTATTAAAATGATAAGTGATAAGTATATGAAGAACCAATACACACGTAATAACGATTTAATGCACGATGGTACAGCAGTTAAAGATGTATATGTAGTTGAAAGTTGGATTAAGGAAGATATGGAAGACAAATCCAACAAGTATGGTTACAATGATTTACCAATAGGTACGTGGTTTGTTGCAATGAAGTGTGCTAAAACACCTGAAGGTGATAAGGTATGGGAGATGGTTAAGTCAGGAGAATTGGCTGGTTATTCTGTAAGTGGATGGTTTAGTGAAGAAGCCGCGTTTGCACGTGAAGAAATGTTTTTACAAAAGGTTGTAGAAATATTAAAAAAATATGATTAAAAGTGGGAATATATACACATTTATATATTTAGTATTAGAATTAATAAATTAATAAAACAAAATAGATTATGTCTAAATCAAAAAACGCTGTAAATGAAATTAAGAAGTTAATGGTACAGTTTGGTTTTATGACCGAAGAAGCTACACCTCTATCATTCAAATTAGTGGACGGAACAAGTATTAACGCTGAAGCGTTAGAAATTGGTAAGTCAGTTGTTAAAATCAGCGAAGAATTTGAAGCAGTGTCTTTAGAAGACGGTACTTACCGCACTAAAGATAATTTTGAGATTGAAGTTGCTAACGGTGAAATTACTGCTGTTAAAGAAATTTTCGTTGAAGCAAAATTAAAAGATGGTACAATCGTTAAGGTTGATGGTGAAGGTTTAGCTGAAGGTGCTGCTGTAAAAGTAATTACCGAAGATATGCCAGACGGCATCCCTGCACCCGATGGTGTTCATATGTTAGAAGACGGAACTGAAGTTGAAACAAAAGAAGGTTTAATCGTTTCTGTAAAAGAAGCAATTAAAGAAGGTGATGCTCAGGTAGATGCTTCAATAGATGAGATGCCAGAAGTTGAAGATGTTGACGGTGGTGACCCAATTCAAATTGAATTGATGGAAATGTTAAAGGACTTTATGAAAAAGATGGCTGAGAAAATGTCTCAAATGGAGAACAAAATGTACTCAGTTGAAAATGAATTTAACGCTTTCAAAAAAGAACCTGCTGCTAAAAAAATAGCTGACGGTAAAACAGAATTTAATAATGTTTCTGATAGTGCTGATGATAAAGTGTCATCAATTATGGCTTTCAGAAACGCAAATAAAAAATAATTAAAAAAACAAAAAAACGAATTATGAAAATTTATTCAAAAGACGAATTTAGTTATGTAGTTTCAAGTATTACTGGTTTCACAGACCAATCTTCTCAAGAAATTATAGCTAAAGCACTTATCGGTGCAACAACTCCTGCAAACACAACTGTAAAGTTAGGTGTGCGTGGAACACAACAAATTCAATTGTTAAACAGTGCGCCTGTTTATCAAACTGGTGCTTGTGGATGGAACGCAAGTGGTACAACAACTTTCACTCAAGTTTCATTAGCTTCTCAACACGAGAAAGTGCAGGAAGAATTATGTTTCCAACAATTATGGGACACATATCAATCATTATTGTTACCTGCAGGTCAAGACCCAGAAACAGTACCTTTCTTAACTCAAATCATTGATTTGAAAGTTAAACAAATTCAACAACGTATTGAAACAAAATTATGGGGTGCTTTAACTGCATCAGGTGACACTTTCAATGGTTTCAATTACTTAATTTCTACAGGTCAAACATCTGTAGCTAACTCAACAGGTACAACTTTTTCAAGTTCAGCCGCATACGGTTCAGCAGGTAACCCAATTACAGAAGTAGATAAATTAATTTCTGTTTTATCTGATGACGCTTTAGTGTTTGATGATTTAGTAGTGTTTATGTCTTACTCTAACTTTAGATTGTATAATCAAGCGTTAGTGAAAGCGAACTTCTTCCAAAACTACATTGGTACAACTAACGTAACAAGTAATATGAGTGCAATCCACCCATCTACTAACGTGAAAGTGTTACCTACATTAGGTTTGGCGGGTAGTGGTAAAGTTGTAATAGGACCAGCTTCCTATATTTTTTGTGGATTTGATTTAATGTCCGACCACGAGAAGATGGATGCGTTTTGGTCAAGAGATTTTGATGTTTTAAAAATTAAAGCAAACTACTCTTACGCAGCGAACATCGCGTCATTTGCAGGAACAAATTACTTCGCAACTAACAACGTAGCTTAGTATTAAAAAAATATAAAAAAACAAAAGGGGTGAAAGTCCCCTTTATATAAACTAAAAAAAAATTAAATTAAAAATATTATGAGTTGTTTTATTTCAAGTGGAGTAGCAATTGGTTGTTCTGATAGTATTGGTGGCGTGAAAAAAATCTACGTTGGTGGTCAATCTGGTTATACATCAGGTTACACATACAACGCAGCTGGTTCAGTTACTGGTGCAACAGATAGCGGTGATGTTTCTTATTACGCTTTTGATATGAAGCGTGGTGTTTCATCTTACGTACAAACTACTACCAAAAACTACGAAAATGGTACGGTATATTGGGAACAAGTTCTTACTGCTGTATTAAACAAAATGGATGCTGAAAAACGCAATCAATTAAAAATCTTAGGTCAAAACGACACGTTACAAATTTTGGTTGTAGACCAAAACGATAATGTGTATGTAATGGGTCAAGTGAATTATTCTTACTTATCTGGCGGTGACGCACAAACAGGTCTTGCACTTGCAGATAGAAATGGTATGACCTTGATTTTTACAGCGCAAGAACAAGAGCCTTCAAGATTATTAGCTGCACCGTCAGGTTACAGTGGTAATACTCCTGAAGCGTTAATTGCTGCGGTATTTACAGGTTCAACGATTGTAGGATAATATTCGTCCAATTGGACAATTTCTATATCTAAATCTAACGAAAAGAGGGTCTTAGGACCCTTTTTTTTATGTTATACACTTCCAAATCAATTTTTTTTATATTTAGTATTATATGATAATATTACAAAAGGGACAGGTTAATGAATTGGTGTTAAACATCAACAATAACTCAAGAACCGACTTTTCGGGATATACCCTAACATTTTTACATATCTTATCGCAGGAAGAAAAATCCTACACTATCAGCACGTCTAATCCACTACAATTTGGTGAGAACATTAGGTACTGCGAAATAGTATTAGATTTATATACTGATGATTTAAACTACGAAGGACAATATCAATTAGATATATTTGGTAATGGTACCACAAAAGTATTTACAGGTATAGCACGATTATTAGGTACAACAGAAAAAGGAAATACATATACATCGTACGCCTCTCCTGATGAAGATAATTCCAATTACATTTACATACAAGATTAATTATGAGTGAAGAAAAACAAAAATACCAATTAGCAAAAAGTGATTTTAGACAAGAACCATTACTTCCAATATTCAGTGAAGTTTTAAATCGTTTGGACTACGTCCTTTACGGAGAAGGGAACCTGATGCCACAATTTTTAATATCAAGATATAACAATTGTGCAATCCATAAAGCAATCATAACCTCAAAAAAAGAACAGATATTAGGTGATGGTATTGTCAGTATGAATAACCCAATGGTAACTGTTAATTTAATTAACGATAGTGAAGATGTTACTGACGTGCTTGAAAAGTGTGCGTTGGATTTAGTATTGTTCGGTGGATTTAGTTTAAATGTTATTTGGTCTAAAGACAGAAAGAGTATTGCTGAAATATACCACATTGATTTTAGTAGATTAAGAAGTGGTAAGATTAATCCTGAGACAGATAAGATTGAAAAATATTATTACTGCGCAGATT